AGAGCAATTGTGTCATTTTTTATTCTAAATCGAACCTCAACTAGCAAATCTCAGAACTGTAATAAGCACAAGAGCACAAGAGCCACAATGTCATCAGGTGTTTATGAATCGATCATTCAGACAAAGGCTTCAGTTTGGGGATCGACAGCATCTGGTAAGTCCATCGTGGATTCTTACTGGATTTATGAGTTTCCAACTGGTTCTCCATTGGTTCAAACTCAGTTGTACTCTGATTCGAGGAGCAAAAGTAGCTTCGGCTACACTTCAAAAATTGGTGATATTCCTGCTGTAGAGGAGGAAATTTTATCTCAGAACGTTCATATCCCAGTGTTTGATGATATTGATTTCAGCATCAATATCAATGATTCTTTTTTGGCAATTTCTGTTTGTTCCAACACAGTTAACACTAATGGAGTGAAGCATCAGGGTCATCTTAAGGTCCTTTCTCTTGCCCAATTGCATCCCTTTGAACCTGTGATGAGCAGGTCAGAGATTGCTAGCAGATTCCGGCTCCAAGAAGAAGATATAATTCCTGATGACAAATATATATCTGCTGCTAACAAGGGATCTCTCTCCTGTGTCAAGGAACATACTTACAAAGTCGAAATGAGCCACAATCAGGCTTTAGGCAAAGTGAATGTTCTTTCTCCTAACAGAAATGTTCATGAGTGGCTGTATAGTTTCAAACCAAATTTCAACCAGATCGAAAGTAACAACAGGACTGTAAATTCTCTTGCAGTCAAATCTTTGCTCATGGCTACAGAAAACAACATTATGCCTAACTCTCAAGCTTTTGTTAAAGCTTCTACTGATTCTCATTTTAAGTTGAGCCTTTGGCTGAGAATTCCAAAAGTTTTGAAGCAAATAGCCATACAGAAGCTCTTCAAGTTTGCAGGAGATGAAACCGGTAAAAGTTTCTATTTGTCTATTGCATGCATCCCAAATCATAACAGTGTAGAAACAGCTTTAAATGTTACTGTTATATGTAAACATCAGCTTCCAATCCCTAAGTCCAAAGCTCCTTTTGAATTATCAATGATTTTCTCCGATCTGAAAGAGCCTTACAACACTGTGCATGATCCTTCATACCCTCAAAGGATTGTTCATGCTTTGCTTGAAACTCACACTTCCTTTGCACAAGTTCTTTGCAACAAGCTGCAAGAAGATGTGATCATATATACTATAAACAGCCCTGAACTAACCCCAGCTAAGCTGGATCTAGGTGAAAGAACCTTGAACTACAGTGAAGATGCTTCGAAGAAGAAGTATTTTCTTTCAAAAACACTCGAATGCTTGCCAGTAAATGTGCAGACTATGTCTTATTTGGATAGCATCCAGATTCCTTCATGGAAGATAGATTTTGCCAGAGGAGAGATCAGAATCTCCCCTCAATCTACTCCTATTGCAAGATCTTTGCTCAAGCTGGATTTGAGCAAGATCAAGGAAAAGAAGTCCTTGACTTGGGAAACATCCAGCTATGATCTAGAATAAAAGTGGCTCATACTGCTTCAAGTAGTGTTTGTCAACTTGCTTATCCTTTATGTTGTTTATTTCTTTTAAATCTAAAGTAAGTTAGATTCAAGTAGTTTAGTATGCTATAGTATTATTACAAGAAAATACAAAAAATACGAAAAAATACAAAAAATATATAAAAAACCAAAAAGATCCCGAAAGGGACAATTTGGTTGATTTACTCTGTTTTAGGCTTATCTAAGCTGCTTTTGTTTGAGCAAAATAACATTGTAACATGCAATAACTGGAATTTAAAGTCCTAAAAGAAGTTTCAAAGGACAGCTTAGCCAAATTTGGTTTTTGTTTGTTTTTTGTTTTTTGTTTTTTGTTTTTTTGTTTTATTTTTATTTTTAGTTTATTTTTATTTTTTATTTTTTTGTTTTTGTTATTTTTATTTTATTTTATTTTCTTTTATTTTATTTATATATATATCAAACACAATCCACACAAATAATTTTAATTTAAAACATTCTACTGATTTAACACACTTAGCCTGACTTTATCACACTTAACACGCTTAGTCAGGCTTTAACACACTGAACTGAATTAAAACACACTTAGTATTATGCATCTCTTAATTAACACACTTTAATAATATGCATCTCTGAATCAGCCTTAAAGAAGCTTTTATGCAACACCAGCAATTTTGGCCTCTTTCTTGACTCCAAACATTTCATAGAATTTGTCAAGATTGTCACTGTAATAGTCCATAGCAATGCTTCCCTTAGCATTGGGATTGCAAGAACTAAGTATCTTGGCATATTCTTTCCCTTTGTTTATCTGTGCATCATCCATTGTAAATCCTTTGCTTTTAAGCACTGTGCAAACCTTCCCCAGAGCTTCCTTAGTGTTGTACTTAGTTGGTTCAATCCCTAACTCCTTGTACTTTGCATCTTGATATATGGCAAGAACAACACTGATCATTTCGAAGCTGTCAACAGAAGCAATGAGAGGGATACTACCTCCAAGCATTATAGCAAGTCTTACAGATTTTGCATCTGCCAGAGGCAGCCCGTAAGCTTGGACCAAAGGGTGGGAGGCAATTTTTGCCTTGATAATAGCAAGATTCTCATTGTTTGCAGTCTCTTCTATGAGCTTCACTCTTATCATGCTATCAAGCCTCCTGAAAGTCATATCTTTAGCTCCAACTCTCTCAGAATTTTTCTTTATCGTGACCTTACCAAAAGTAAAATCACTCTGGTTCACAACTTTCATAATGCTTTGACGATTCTTCAAGAAAGTCAAACATGAAGTGATACTCATTTTCTTAATCAGGTCAAGATTTTCCTGACAGAAAGTCTTGAAGTTGAATGCGACCTGGTTTTGGTCTTCTTCAAACTCAACATCTTCAGATTGAGTTAAAAGAGAGACAATGTTTTCTTTTGTGAGCTTGACCTTAGACATGGTGGCAGTTTAGATCTAGACCTTTCCCGAGAGATAAGATTCAAGGTGAGAAAGTGTAACACTGTAGACCGCGGTCGTTACTTATCCTGTTAATGTGATGATTTGTATTGCTGAGTATTAGGTTTTTGAATAAAATTGACACAATTGCTCT